CTCTTACATAATGACTACAACAAATGGCCGCTAACAACTTACCACCTAGATAATTGTAACCAAAAGGTTGAGATGGTACTATTACAAACCCCATAATGGCTGTTTTGTTAAAGTGTGTTAGATTTGGTACATTACCTAATAGTTCATTTCTAGGTTTCATATTAATAACTGGTGAACCTAATCTTATAAACCCCACTAATTTATTTGTGGTTGTTTCTTTTACTGCAAGTTTTAAAACTTTACCAGGAATACTTACCATATTACTGTGACTTGAAGTTATAATAACACAATTGTCCCAAGTATCGCTATCAATTTCTAAAACTTCTAGTTTCATATCCTTAGGTGACATTGTAAAATCTGAAAATAATTGCTCTTCAAATCCCATACCTGGAAGACCAGCAGGAATACTTTGTATAGAGGCGATCTTTTGATCTCTCATATATTCATCTATACGAGAAAAGTTACCAAAATAATCTTTAAATATTTTAGCACAATGTAGTGCTTGTTCTTTTGTTAATGTTTTCATACTTCGTTACCCCAACTATCCCAACCATCAAACTTTTGTCTAGCAAATAATTCTATTCTCGGTAAATTACCACAAAGTTCTACTATATCATTTCTAATTCTATCAGGCTTTCTACTGTGTTCACGTCTTTCAGCAACAACCAATCTATCTACATTAGCTCCTATTCTTTTTGGTTTACCTTTTGTTGCTAATATACATATTTCTGGATTAGCTCTTGTCCAATAACCAGGCCCTTTAAAATAATAATTTTTAATTCTATCTTTATTTGTTTTTGCCCATACAAAGCCTACTGTCTTATATTTAAATCCCCAACTTTCAACAACTGGTATTTGTTTATCTAATAATGGATCTGTACACCACATAAACAAAACACAATCATCAGCTGCTATATTTTTTACAGGTAAATTATGTATCTCTTTCATATTCATAGTTGGATAATGATTTAAAGGATTTGTTTGAGCTTTTTCATTATTCCAATTTTCGAAATGCCAAGGAGGGTCGGCGTAAATAATATTATATTTTTTATTAGGAAACGGTATCATCTATCAAAATATCCTTTTGTTAATAAAAAATAATATAAAATATCATAACATATAAAATTTAAAGCTGACTGTGTAATGTTAAAACTATATTTGTCAGGAAATAAAGATGGTATAAAAACTAAAGATATCCATAAGCAAATAAAGTAATGGCTTCTTTTATTTTCTGGTAAAGTATAGAATAACCAATTCATCATTGAAAAAATGATTCCAGATTTGCTTGCTTCTCTTGTTGCCAACCAATAGCCTGTAATACAAATCTCATAGGATCTAAAAATGTTTTTTCAAATTGTGTTTCGTAATCTATATACTGTTGTAATTTAAACTCTTTAGGTAAAGTAGTAATATAACTAATAACATCAAACTTAAATGGATTGGCGTCTACCAATTTAAGAAACTTAATCTTATCGCCTTCTTGTATAAAAGGATATTTGTTAGATAATTTAAATTGTTTGATTTGATGATTATATATTAGAGCACCTTTCACGTGTATTGGTGTGCCTTTAATAAAGATATTATTACTGTCTTTATACTTCTTCATATTATTGCAAGACCTAGGAAAAGATATTTCTTCAGCCGACATATTAAAAAACTCTTTTTTAAAGTCAGCAATAAACTTCTGTAATGTTTCTTCATCTTTGTTCATTATAATTTCTATGGCCTTTTTAATTCTACCTCTACATACTTTAGGTGTTGATGACTTAACGGCCTCAATACCCATAATCTTTAGTTTTGTTTCGGAAAGCCTTACACCTTCTTCATCTAATACGTTTAACATATATCTTTTCTTTGCAACCCATATACCTTTGTTTGCTATGACTTCTCGTTTCATCACCATACAATTTTTAAATGCGTTAGTATATTCTGCTAGTTCTTCAAAACATTTATTTAAAAATGGTTCTATTCTACTGTTTACCACTTTGTCTATAAAATTACATATTTGGTCATCTGTTTTATTCTTACAAGTATGTTCTACAAGTTTATCTAATGTAACATAGATTGAATCTGTATCTGAAGCCACGATATAATCTATCTTATCGTGTGTTTTTAATATATTATTTAAATATGTATTAACCTTTTCTTCTATAAAACGAATGATAAACTGGCCTGCCGTAGTGATTGCACTGGCCTGTCTTACGTCATAATATCTAAAGTATTGATTACCAACTGCACCATATGCGGAGTTTAATGCAATCTTTCTTGCCCACTGAATATTATGACAACGAGATATTTCTTTTATTAATTCAGGATTTTTAGTTTGTTCATATTCTTTTTTTGCTTTTAACATTCTGTCTTTAAAAACCACACGTTCATTGTACATTGTTTCCATCATCTCAGGTAAAAAACCTTGATTATCGGTTTTAAATAATGCACCATTAGGCGTTATACAAGCACCATCTGTTTTAAGATATGCAAGAGGTGTAGATTGATTTAACATTTTATTAACTGAAATACCTGATGGCTTTTCACCAATAATTTTTTCTGGCGATATATTATATTGTATAATGATATGTGGATATAGTGAGTTAATATCAAATGAAACAATCCACTTGTGCATACCAAGTTGTGGTTCTTTTACGTAAGCGCCTTCATACTTTTCATTTTTTATATTATCTTCTCTTGGCGGTACGCAAATATTTTTCTTCATTAAATGATTTGCTATTAATGTGTCCCATACTCGCACTTGTGAAAAGATGTCGCCGTAATTTACTTTAGATTCGTAGGCAACAGTTAATGATAAATCAATCAGTCCAAGTTTATCTTCTAAAGCATCAACAATTTCCACGTCTTGTATATTGTAATCAATAAATGATTGAAAGTCTTTTGTATACCAATCTTTAAATGTATCGTGTTTCATTTCATCTTTACCACGGCCAAGTTCTAATTCACCAATGAAATCTAATTTATAACTTTCTTGTCTAGTAGGAATAAACCATTGATATAAGTCTAAGTAATCTAAATTAGTAATACCTTTTATATCGTAAACTGTTTGAGGTCGACCTCTTACTAGTATTGTTTCTCTTTGAAACAATGCCCAAGGCGATATTTTATTTGCAACCTTATCACCTGCAATCAGTATAATTCTGTTCATTAAATAAGGTAAGTCAAAGAATTTAGTATTCCAACCTGTGATAACATCAGGATAGTTTTTCATCCAGAAGTTCATAAACTCAAACATTAATTGTTTTTCATCTTTACATTTAACGTAAGTAATATCTGGCCTGTCTGTTTTATAGTCGCCGATACCCCAAGTTATTATTTGTTTGTTACTTTGATTTTTGACTGTAATACAAAGTAATTGTTCTATAGGATTTTCTACATCAGGAAAGCCATTTTCGCAAGATGTTTCTATATCTAATGTAAATATTTTTATAAACTTCTTGTCCCAATTTATATCTTCAGGATGTTTTTTATTAATATATTGATAATGGTATCTCTCTAAACCATAGATAGGAGAATTTTCTGTTGCAACTTCTCGTCTGAATTTACGAGCATCATCAATTGTTTTAAATGTAATAGGTTTAAGAAATTGGCCTTGTAATGTTTTAAATTCTGTTTGTTGTTGTGTTAATGAATATAATGTAGGACTAAAATCTATTTTTTCTTTATATTCTTGGCCTTCGTGTACACCTCTTACAAGAAGTTTGCCTTTAAATTCAATAACTGATTTATAGAAATTCACTTAAATTACCTTCACTTTTATACATATTAACATTCTTCTTATTATATACCATTTCTTTAGATAAGTCAAATGGTATCTTATTCGTTTCTTTATATTCTGTTTCACCAGGTTTTTTTATATACCAAATCAAATCTTTATGTTTAGGATAATTTAACGACCATTGTACTGTTGATTTTTTTAAAAGCTTTCGGTCTTTTTTTGTCATAGGGTAAATATATCTAAACTGTTTACCTTTTATACGACTTAATTTTAATTCTATTAACTGTTGTGGATTTGGTCTCATTCCATATTTTCTATTTTTAGTATTAGGTATATGACCTTGCATTGTTCTAGGATGTACCTTTTCTCCTTGTTCAGTAACATAAGTATCTGTTATAGAAAATCCACCATATAAAAAATTAGCAGATTGATATACATAACCAGGTTTACCGACTAGACCATCAGCCCAAGTAAAAAGATATTTAATCTTTGTATTTTCTTTTAACCATTTAATAGATAAAGAAAGTAATTGTGATTCTGAATTTTTAAGCATTTTATCATCCATACACATCTTACCTATTTCAAAATAATCTTTTGTATCTAATTGTGGAAATAACTTTTGTATAGTGTGTTTAGGTCTTGTACCCCAACCAAAGGTAATTACACCTACTAATTCATCTTTTATAAAACAACCTAGATAATATTTTGTAAGTTTAGGCATCACTGCTGAATAATGCCTTGATGCTACAAACTCAGCTGCCGTGTATTTGTTCAGTGGTTTTAGTATCATCATCTCTTAAATGTAAAATCAATCCATCAAGTTCTTTTGTTAAAAATATTTGACAACCCAATCTACTCACGCCTTCTTTATAACCTTTTTCGTATTCTAGTAACTCTAATTCTGCCATATTATCGTTTATTTTAGGCAGTTTATCAATCCATTTTTCATCTACATAGATATGACAAGTAGCACAAGCACAACATCCGTAACAATCTGCCGGTATTTCTGGTATGTAAACTGTACTATAATTTTTGGCCGCTTCCATTATTGTACGGCCAATAGGAACGTCAACTCTAATCTTAGAGCCGTTTCTTACAAAGTATATTGTAATCATCAATCAATAATAAGTTTAGGTTTTTTAACTTCTATAATTCCTGTACCTAAATGCTGATTGTATGAATTTCCTATTTCTATTTTTGGAGTTACCTCTGCTACGATATTGCTTTTTTTAATTGATACAGTATCTTCTTCAGCATAAGGCATATATGGCGTTAGTGCTAATGAAACAGGCCCACCTGGTTTTGATTGCATTGGTACAATCACAAATGG